TGACTTTATACCATATGCTGACCTAACAGAAGCTACAGTTCTTGGTTGGGTATACGACAGTTTAATCGAAGGTGAAGAAACAGCCGACGAAGCAAAAGCTCGTATCGAAACAAACCGTCAGGGTAAGGTTACTGCACAAGTTGCACGTAAGACAGCCGAAGCTACTGGTATGCCTTGGGCGGCTGAATGATTAACTATCAGGGCATATCTGTAGTCATCCTATCTGTAGGATTGATGGGTCTGCTAGGATTAATTGTTGTAGATGAATTTAAATCTGCTTCTGAGCTAGGTTCGGATGTAGATAGCAATATTATAGAGCTTCTACAGATGTCTATAACAGGCATCGTCGGAGTAGTTGCTGGATATGTTTCTGGCAAAAGTAAGCAGTAATAAAGCACTTGCAAAGACACATACTTAAGTGCTATAATGATTGCATATATACATTATATAATTAGGTACTTATGACCGTCTATGTAAGACGGCTTAGAGATACAGACTTACCTTCAGTATTAAAAATATCAAAATGGCTACATGAAAACTCACGGTATAAAGTTTTTAGCTATAATGAAGATAAAGTAAGAAATCTGCTATCACTAAGTCTTAAACCAAACAGCCCTGTATTTGTAGTAGTTGCCCTAAAGAAAGGCTCTAATGATATACTTGGATACTTCCACGGCTACGTTGATTATCATTATTTCAGCGATATGAAATATGCAGGTGAATGGGCAGTCTGCGTCTTACCAGAGTACCGTAGATATGCTCCTAAGATACTAAAACAAATGGTTCTATCCTTTGAAAAGTGGGGTAGAGCTAACGGCGCAGAAGAAATCTCTATCGGCGCATCTACCGAAGCCTATGGAACTGGCTATAAGAAATTTCTAACAAGAATGGGTTATAGGGACGTAGGTTTCCTCGCCGTGAAAGGATAAACAAATGAGTTTTAATTCAACCACCACAGTCAGTAAAACAGGTTTAGGCGATGACCAGTTTGATGCCTTACAAAACAACCAAACAGAACTTGGGACTCAAGTAGAAGATGGTTTTATAGGTGCTAATAATCGTTTTGATACGGTAGATAGCGGTATTACAGGTATTGGTACTAAAATAGACGGTGCTACTACAGGTATTAATGCTAATACAAATACAGGGTTTACTAATCTTACAGGTGTCTTACAGGGTTATGGTGATAGCTTAACGCAAGGACAAACAGACGCTACAGAGGGCCGTGCAAAGTATTACAACGATATGTTAACTGCACTAAAAAACAATACAGGTGGTCTAGCTACACAAGCTTCATTAGATACAGGCTTCTCTGATGCAACTGGCAGGTTTGATACGCTGGATACTAGCGTAGAGGGTGTACAAAATACGGCTGACACTATCAGTACTGACGTAGGTAATGTACAAACTACAATGGATAGTGGGTTTGCAGACGCAGGTACAAGGTTTGATACATTAGATACTGGACAGACAGATGCCGCCGCTACCGCCGAAGCTTTAAGTGGGCAACTTACAAATACACAATCAAATGTATTGGGTGGTCAAGGTGAACTACAAGGTAGCTTAGATACTATGTCAGCTACTGCGGATACTTATGCTGGTGAGAGTTTGGCTAATCAAGGCGCACTTCAATCAACTGTAGATGGCTTTGAAACTAGCTTTGATACTTATGTAGATAGGTATGGGGAAGACACTACACTAGCGCAACAATCTAGGTCAGACCTTGCTACAGCACAGGCTAATCAAACAGATCGTTTACGTGAGGACTTGGGAGATTATGCACAAGCAACTGCGACAGGTCAGGGCAATATAGCTCAGACTATTGGTACTTTAGGTACAGGCATTGACGCTGGATTTAAAAACGTAGGAGCTGCTATAGGCACAGGCTTTTCAGAGTCTTCTCTTGCAGATCAGACTGCCGCAGAAAATCTTTCTACTCGACTAGGTAATGTTAGAGATTTAATCCAAACTTCTAGTGATACATTAGAGGCAAGTACACAAGATCAGTATACTAAGCTTGCTAATTCATTCGACGAAAATGGTCAGTTGATTGCTAACTCTATCGATGAGCAAGGTAACACTATCTCTCGTTCTATGGATGAACAGGGTGTTATTATGGAGCGCAAGATTGACGCTAATGGTAATGAACTAAGTGCAGTTTCTATGGACGTAGAGACTATGCTTGGTAATGCTGAAGCGTATGAGCAATCCTTGATGGGACAACTTGATAGACGATTTGATAAAGCAGAAAATACTACAAGCGACGAGCTTGGCGCAATTGCTAGAGGCTTTACTCAGCAAGATAAAAAGCTTGATAATCAAGCCCGTGACTTAGCTAATGTAGCCGCAGAGCAGACAGACATTGATGTCAATATGCGAAATGAATTTAAACAGCTTAGTCAGGCTTTTGATGATCAAGGTAACTTAATTCAAAATTCTGTTATGGAAAATGGAACTACAGTTTCAAGAGCTATAGATCAAAACGGAAATCTATTGCTAAGATCGTTTGACGCAACGGGAGAGCGTGTCGGTGATCAGGTTATGAACATTAACAGAAGTCTTAATAACCTATCACAACTTACCACTACTCAGGGAGCAAACACATCTATGGGCAATCTTAGTCCAGCAATGTCGTCTGAAGCGCCTAGCACAGGTTTTGCTTCCCCTTATGCAACTACGAGGTAAATATGCATCCAACATCAGTATCAAGAGATTGTATCGAATTAGTTAAAAAATTTGAAGGTCTACATAAAGTTAAAGAAGACGGTATGGTACATGCTTACCGTTGTCCCGCAGGTCGTTACACTTGTGGATTTGGCGCGACTAAAGGCGTTAGGTCAGGGACTATTTGGTCTAAAGAATATTGTGAACAACGTCTGATTGAAGACTTAGAAGAGCATGGTAAGATTGTTAAGCGTCTTGTTAATGTACCTCTAACTCAAGGGCAATATGATGCGCTGACTTCATTTGTATTCAACTTAGGTGGTGGTGCATTTAAATCATCAACAGCCCTAAAGCGTTTAAATAAAGGCCTGTACGACGATGTACCTGAGCAACTCCAGAGATGGAATAAAGCTAAGGTAGACGGTAAGCTACAACCATTACGAGGCCTTACTCGAAGACGTGCCGCAGAAGCCGCTATCTTTAGCCGTGATGCACAATTGCCTTCTGATGAAGGTGGTCCACAAATGGTACAGAAACCTACTGCCGAAGCACCTAAGAAACTTACTAAGTCTAAAACTATGGTGGGTGCTGGTGTTGCTGGCGCAGCTACAGGCCTTAACGAAGTGGCAGGTCAACTACAGGGACTAGTTGCTTACGCAGATAGTTTAAAAACCATCTTCCTACTATGTGCTATTGGTGGAATTACTTTAGCCGCATATGCACGTTGGAAGGATAACAAGGAAGGCGTTCACTAGTGTTCATCTTCGGTAAGATTAAAACCTACATCATAGGCGCACTCGCATTAGCTCTTCCTATTATTTACGTGATGGGAAAAGTTCGTGGGTCTGCCAATGAAAAGAATAAAGTCCTAAAGGACGATCTACAGGCGCAACAAAAGGCGACTAACTTTTACAAAAAAATGGCAGAGCATGAAAACGATAACATTACTGATCGCAAGTCTCTTACTAAGCGGTTGCGCGGGAACGGTTTATAGGACGAAGTTGGAAGTATACTGTCCACCTATAGAGACCTACTCCCCTGAATTTAATCAAGAACTGGCTGACGATCTAGAAGCTCTAGATGAAAGTCATACAACCATTCCAATGGTAATCGGTGATTACGCAAACTTGCGAGACCGTATTCGTGCATGTGAAAAAGAAAAGGGTGAACTCTAATGGGAATTTGGTCGAGTACATTTGGCGGCGGTAATAGCTTTAGTGAAAGTGTTGCCAACACGTTTACCCCTAATGATGGTGCTAAGTATGAGGGTGGTAATCTTGTACATGATGGTGGCTCTAATGATGGTAAGTCTTTCACTCCTAACACTGTGTCGCATACAGGAAACAAGATATCTGGTAGTGCTAATACTAAAACTAATGATGGAACAGTATCTAGTAATGGTACGGTAACAGCCAAGCCTAAAGGAGCGGCTCCTACGTTTGGGGCATCTGACGTAGCTGCATCTCTTATAAATCCTATTGCCGCAATACCCGCAGTACTTAATAAAGTAACAAGCTGGGCTATTGGCATTGATCCAAAAGAAAACGCCTCTAAAGATGTTGGCGGTAGAATGGTGTACACAAAGCCAGCGGCTAACGGTAAACCTGCAATGTCTTATTCATACAACTTCTTAGGTCTTCCTTATGAGGTCACTGAAATAGGCGGTAAAGCTGTTGATACATTATCTATTAAAACAGACGCTAACGGTCTACGTGAAGGGCAAGACGGATTTGATCCTACTTCGGCTATGTCAGGTTACGATAGAAACCGTGCTACTATGCAAGATAACGGTGATAGAGATGGTGTACGTGAATTAGACCAATACCAACAAGACAATGCCAATGAAAATGGCGAGGTAACTGATGGTCGCATTACTGCCGAAGCAATACAAGAGATGGCTGAGAAAGCTGGGGTCATTCAGAACCAGCAAGATATGCAAGACCTTATAGACGATCCTAATAAGTTCTTAGCAGACCGAGACTTAGTTATGGCAGACCTTATGCCATCTATAGACGTAAACGCCGAAGGTACTACTCTTGATGGTACAGACGCTAAGTTTGGTCTAGGTGAGAATGAAGGTTTTACAGCCGCAGGTACTGGGGAAGCCGCCCAAGTTGGTGGTGTAGTCCAGCCTGATACAGTAACATATGATGCAGAGATGTCTGAGTTAACTGACAATGAGATGGTTAACGCCGCTACTGGTACAGTGAGTAATGAGGCTCAGGTAGACGCTGAAGAGTACACAATCGATATGGAAGGTGCTGCAACAGGCATCAATGCAGACGGTACAAAGAGTGTACTAGGAGAAGCCCTAAACGATTTTGCTTCTCAAGATATTTCCACAGTTATAGACACTACTACGGTAGCAGGTAAACTCTTAGCACAAAAGCTTGGTGAGGGTAATTATACTGATGCCAAGGCCACAGTTATGGGTCAGATGAAGATCATCTCCCAAGAGTTTAAGAACAGTAACGGCGATCCTGTTATACCACCTTGGGCGCAAGCCATGCATCGTGATGCACAGAAGTCTATCGCATTTAGTGGTATCTCTGGAAGTGCGGCTACAGCGGCATTTAGTAACGCAATCATGGAAGCAACTCTAGGTGTAGCTGAAAAGGACGCTACTTTCTTCCAGACGCTTACTACTATGAATTTAGACAATAGACAGCAATCAGTCATTAATAAAGCTAACGTATTATCAAAGCTAGAGATGGCTAATTTAGACGCACGATCACAAGCCGCTGTACAGAATGCAAAAGCATTTATGCAAATGGACTTAACTAACTTAGAAAATGCACAACAAGCAGAGGTCATTAATAAGCAAGCATTAGTACAATCAATGTTTGATAATACCAAAGCTATAAATGCACAGCGTTTGTTTACAGCCGAAACTGAAAACGACATGAATAAATTTTATTCAGAATTACAAAATTCAGTGGATCGTCATAATACCTCAGAAACAAACGCACTGAAAAAATTCAATTCAGGTGAAATTAATGATGCGGCGCAATTTAATGCCGATATGAAAAATGACCGTCAGCAATTTTTAAGCTCTATGCAGTACAATATTGATATCAGTAATGCCAAATGGAGGCAGACTGTAGAAACTGCTAATAATCAGAATATGGTAGACGCTCATACCGCTGATGTAAAAGCGGCGTTAGACCTTACGCAAGAAGCACAGAACAATCTGTGGGATAGTGCAGACAATCTATTAGACTACATCTGGAAAACTACAGACAACGATATGGAGCGTGAGCTTCGTTTGCTAACTGCACAAATGACTGCCCAATCAGGTCAATCTTCAGGCAATAGCTTCATGAGCGGGCTACTCACATTAGGTGGGGCGTTCTTAGGCTCTAGCGGCGGCTCTAAGTGGTTAGCTGGTATACTACCATCAGACACTAGACTGAAAGAAAACATCGAACACTACGATACCTTAAAAGGCGTAGAGTTTTATACTTGGGATTGGAATGAAGAAGGTAAACGTATTGGTGCAGACCAGTATCCTAGCTTCGGTGTTCTTGCCCAAGAGGTACAGAAAACACATCCAAAAGCGGTTGTTGAGGGACCAGACGGATATCTAAGAGTTAACTATGGGATGATCAACAATGACGTTTGATGAAGCAGTCAAGAAATCCATTAAAGTATTCATGCAGGGCAAGATGCCTATGAAGACAGGCGAACTTAAAGAAGAGGGCTTGTTCTACACACCTGATTACTTTGATGAACTAGAAGCAGATTTGCTAGACGAACCTACTGATAGCAAGAAAGCCAAAGAAGAGGAGCTAGAAGATGAAGCTTGAGGCTCCAATTCCGGGTGGTAACTTTACTTCCGATACTAAAAATTATGCATGGCACAGGCCACCTGATCTAGTCGATTACGATGAAGCTGTAAGCTACATGATTGATAA